ATCTAGATTCATCGGTATTTGATAAGCCCAAGAACCATTTTCATCTATAACTCTACCACCATCGACATCAAAACTTTCTATTTTACCATCGATAGTTTCTCTAATCATTTCGATAGACCCTTCACCAACAGTTTGTTCGCACAATTTACCCATATCGGCTCTAGGTCTACAACGTTTGCTTATACTGTTTTTATCTTGGTCACCAAAAATTGAACCCATAAAAATAGCAGATGGTATTATTGTTGTGTTTAAATCTATATCTACACGACTTATACCTACTTGGCAGTTATCCTTATCACCCCAAAATGGTTGAACATTAACACCAACATTAGAACTTTTAACTTGGCTTAATGAATCTAAATTGTCACCCTTTTTAAATTTTGTTGGGCTATCAAAAAATTTCTGTGGTGTTCCTTGACTTATACTATCATAAGGTCTTTGTGAAATTATGCCAACATCTGACATGTCCGCATCAACGTGCAATGTATATGTACCAACAGGCACACCAAAAATCATAAAATCACCAGCATAATTTGTGGTTGTGGTGAACTTATAATACTTGCAATATACATATGAAACAATATCATTATCAAGAACTTCTCTTTTTGATGGGATAGTTCCTATGGGTGTATAACAAGAGTTATCACTTTCCGAACATTTTGGTAATAAATTATATCTTATACCGTCATCATTTTTATCAGTTACAACTTCATAAGGATACAATTTTTTTATTTCTGGGTTGTTTTTATCTACCTCATCAATAGGTATAAAAATACTAACTTTAGCGTTTGGTACACCAAATCCAGAATTAACTATAACTCTACCAACAACAACGCCATAATCAGAGCAATAATTTTTATATGCTTCTTCTTGACTTATTTTAAGTGATAATATTTCAATGAAATCAAATTCTTGTTCAATATTAACTTTTAAATAAGCATCATTACCATTTGGTGTTGTTCGTATTCTTATAGAGTTATTTGACATTTTTAATATTTTTTATCTGTAATATCTTCAACGTTCATTGCTACCAATTCATCGTATTCTTCATCGTAAATTTCGTCCTCATCATCGTCCTCTTCCTCTTCAATGTTTTTTTCTTTTTTCTCACCTATTTTTTTCAATAATGAAGTTATGTCCAAATCTTTATTTAAAACAATAGTTTTAAACATAAACCATATCGCAGCTCCTAATACTACTGGTAAAAATAAAAGAGATATTAAAAACCCAACAACTTTTACTGTATAAAAAATAAAGACATAAGCAGGTTTTTTATTATTTTCGATTTTTACGTCTGATTCTTGAATATCGACATAATTTTTTTCATTAGAATTTTTACAATTACAACCCATTTTATTTATTTTTAATATGTTATTTTTTTAAATATAGAATATTTTTTAAGCAAAGTCTATAATATTTTGACCATTATATCAATGTTTGGATATTTTATCTCATACATAGAATTACTTTCACCAAATAACATATAATAATTAGTTAAATCAATTTGTTTTGTTGTGTCATCAACATATGGTTGATTGGTTTCATTATTGCTATAATTAACACCAACTTTACTGTATATTTTTATATCCACAACATTTAAAACACCACCAACATTATTTATCGTTTCAATTAAAGGTGATAAATAAATATTGTCACCCATTTCAAAATTAGATATGCTCATATAAGATGAAACTTGTGATACCACATCTGAAATGATTTGTGTTGTTGAAACATTTTTATTCGCAAAAATGTCAATCTCCATTGATATGTTATAAACATTACCATTTGATACCTCAACGTAATCATTTATCATTCTGTATTGAGATAGATACTCAGCAATGTTGCTATTTAAAGTGTCTGATGAACTGTTTGATAAGGTTCCGTCTGCATTTAAATTTAAAACATAGACTTTTATTTTATTTTGTTCTTCAACCACTCCACATCTAAAAGGAACACCAAAATTACTAGGCATTTGTGAGATTAATGTTTGGTAATCTTTTAATGTTACAGCTCTATTTTGAGATGAAAAATTATATTTTACCATGTTTCTAATTTCTTCGATACCTGGTTCGTTTTTACCACCAAAAGCTGGTATTGGGTTTGTAACCCTTAATGAATTTCTAACTAACGCATTTGTCGCGTTAACACTTCCGTTTACAACAACATTAACAATACCTAAAGAGGTTATTGTATTAGGCCCTAAATTAGTATCAGCACCGCCACCAACTCTGTATTTCACAAAAATAGTTTTATTAGCGCTAAGTGTTTCACCTAAAGCCATATTATTAACAAAGTTACCAATTTGTTGAATCAACTCTGGGTTTGTATCAAAGTCTGATAAAGTAGATATATCTTGAGTTCCACCACCAAATGTTAATTTAGTAAACCCTAAGTCCGTTTTTTCAGATATAAATTTTTTAGTAACGCTAACCCATTTACCACTATAGTAATTAGTAGTGTTTGAATTAGCCCCATAATATTCTACAAATATTTTATCTTCAGCTAACGAAGGAACTTCATACCATCTTAAAGTAGGGTCATAAAATTGGTAAGATGGTGGTACCCCATTTATAGTTGTACCATCTAACATTATTATCGAATCGATGCTTATAATGTCTTGGTCTGGTAAAACTATTTGTAAAAATGGTACAACGTCTTCTGCTGTTGTTATTCTTTTAAAGTATTTAGTATAACCATTAATAACAATTTCTTTTTTGGTTACTGTATAATTAACCAAAACACCATTAGAATCATAATTAGGTATTATCGTTCTATTAGGTGTACCACTAGTATTGAATGGGTTTGCAAAGTCAATATCGTTTTGTGTTTCAAATATTTTACCACCACCAGATACCTGTGTACCAGCTTTTATTACTGGTGCGTATGTGATATCAAAGCTATCACCAAAAACAGGTAACGTAAAACTAAAATCAACTAATGTAGCACTTGGTCTTTTTCCTGGGATATTTAAACCAAATGTTCTTGCCATCGATAATAATGATTTTCTTTCTTTGGCATAATCAATTTGTGTTTCTTGGAACATTCTATCAGTGTTGAATGATAGCATATCACCAACAGCAGCGTTTAATTCTAGTAACATCATACCGACAGATGCATCATTAAAATCATTAAAAATTTCTGGATAATATTGACGAACCATGTTAATTAAATCGGTTCTAATATCAGCATAGTTTCTAGATGTGTAGTTTATACCTTGATTTGCCATGTTATTAATTTTTTATATGTTTATTGTTACTGTATCAGTAGTTGAAAAAACGTTATTTGTTACAGTATAATTTAAAGTGACAATCGCTAAATATTCTTCATCTTCCGATTCTGTAACTGTTAATCCATTAATAGATAGATTAGGTAGGTATGCTTTAATCGATGTTTCAACTTCAAGCTTTAATTCTTCCAATGTCTGGCCGTCTTTTGGTTCAAAAATAAATTTTAATAAATCAGTACCAAAATTTGGGTTATATAACCTTTGATTTCTTCTAGTTAACAAAATATGTAATAAATCAGCTTTTATTGCAGCTGAATCTGTATCATTTAAATCTAAGAAAAAACCTTTATCACTATTCTTAAAGGGATAGTTTATGTTTATATATTTGCCATTTGCCATTTTTTAATCTTTATTACATAAATATAGTAATAAAAATTTTTTGTAAGTAAATAAATACAATAAAAAAAGGGGTCTATTAAACCCCTTTTCGTAATTTTAAATAATTAATCTTAAGCCGAACAACCAAAACATTCAAATTGACTATCAACAGGTCTTTCAACTTGTTTGTCTTTTTGTATGTCAATAGCTAAATGTTTAGCTTTCATATCCACAGATTGACTCCTTAAATAATATTGCCCAGTTTTTAAACCTAATTTCCAAGCCAACGTATGAGATGTTGTTAATTTACCAACTGTTGGTGTCGCAAAGAATATGTTTAAACTTTGTGATTGGTCAATAAATGGTGCTCTATCAGCAGACATTTCAATTAATGCTTTTTGAGATATCTCCCAAACAGTTTTATATCGTTCTTTAACTTCTTCACTAACCGTTGGTATGTTTTGTACACTACCTTCATAAGCGATTAACTCATTTAGTATTTCACGATTCCACATACCCAAATCTTCCAAATCCTTAACCAAATGTTTGTTAACCATAGCAAACTCACCACCAGTAACTTTTCTAACATATAAGTTAGATGTAAATGGTTCAAACGCTTCATTAGAACCAATCACCCTAGCTGAACTAGCTGTAGGTGGACATGTTGTTACTAATGAGTTTCTAACGCCATATTTTTTAATGTCTTCTCTAAGTGATTTCCAATCGTGCATACCACTTAAATCTTCATCTTTTAACCCCCACATTTCCCATTGGAATATTCCTTGTGAAATTGGTGACCCCTCATAACCATCATAAGTTAATCCAGTTTCTTTTGCTAAATCACATGATTCTCTTAACGCATTAAAATAAATGGTTTCAAATATGTCTTTATTTAATTCTCTAGCCTCTTGAGATGTAAAAGGTAATTTTAAAATAGCAAACACATCAGCCAAACCTTGAACCCCTATACCCAACGCTCTTTGTTCTAAACCACCTTTTCTACCTTCATCAGTTGAATATTCGTTAACATCAATAGCAATGTTCAAAGATTTAGTTATTGAACGAGTTACTCTACCCAATTCTTTGAAATCATATTTGTTTTTAGTTATGAATTTTTGAATCGGAATAGATGTTAATGTACAAATAGCTGTTGTTTTAGCATCAGTAACCTCCATGATTTCTGAACACAAATTACTAGAATGGATTACCCCCATATTTTTTTGGTTTGATTTCTCATTCGCATGGTCTTTGAAACACATATAAGGCATACCAGTTTCAATTTGTGATTCAATTATCTTTAACCATAAGTCATGTGCTTTAATTTTGGTACCTAAGCCCATCTCTACGGCTTTATCGTATTCTTCTTCGTATTCAGACCCATAAATCTCATAAAAAGGTTTTAAACCAGCTTTCTCGATGTCATTAGGACAGAATAAATACCAATCACCATTTTCTTCAACAGCTTTCATGAAATTATTAGGTATCCATAACGCTGAAAATAAATCTCTAGCTCTTAAGTTTTCATCCCCAGTTTTCTTTCTGATATCCAAAACATCATAAATATCTTTGTGCCATGGTTCAATATATACCGCACATGAGCCAGGTCTTTTACCTCTTTGGTTCCAGAATCTAAGTGCCTCATTAACAACTTTCAAATATTTTAACACACCACCAGCTTTTCCGTTTGAGTTACCTACATTACTTTCTTTTGAACGAATATTAGATATAGCCAACCCAATACCTTCAGCTTTAGATGATGATACTGATATTCTACCTAACATATTCAATAACCCTTCTGTTGAATCATCTGGTACTATAGATAAATTACATGAAGCAATTTGTCCAATCTTTGTTCCAATGTTTATTTTAATTGGTGTTGCTGGACTTTCTTTTTGTGAAGATAAGTCTTTATATTTTTCAAAAAAGTCATCCGCATTGTTTGTTATCATCAATGCAACGCGAATATACATTTGTTGTGGTCTTTCAACAATGGTACCATCAGAAAGTTTAAGCAAATAAATATCTTTCAATGATGACCAACCAAAATAATCAAAGTTGTAATCTTTTTCATAATCAATTACTGATTCGATTAATTCAATGTTTTCTTTTACTTTATTGTAATAGTTATCATTTAATAAACCAGCATTATACATTTTTTTAGTTGCCTTCATGAAAGAATCTTCAGTTTCTTTATGTAGTTTACTAATAGCAATGTTTGCTGCCAGTTTTGAATAATCTGGATGATTCATAGCCATTGATTCAGCAACAACTGAAATCAAATCATCCAATTGGTTTGTTGTCATGTTATCAGCCAAACCTTGTGTTACTTTAATGAAGACTTCATCAGCATTAACTTTTAAGCCTTCAGATTGTTTTTTAATTCTTGTTAAAATCTTATTTGGATTAAAATCGATTTTACTACCGTTTCTTTTTATTACTTGCATTTTACTAATTTTTAAATTTCTTCATCAAATGATATTGGTCCAGTCAAATCAGCTGCTTTGTATTCAGTTGAGCGACCTTCAAAAAAGTTTTGTTTTGTTTTAAGAGCAATTTGATTCATAAACTCGAATGGGTTTTTAGATTCAAATTCTTTTTTACAGTTTAATTGAACTAGCAACCCATCAACAACAAATTCTAAATATTGTTTCATCAAATCAGCATTCATACCAATTAATGAAACTGGTAATGACTCTGTAATGAATTCCTTTTCAATTTCCAAAGCTGACAATAAGATTTCTCTTATTCTTTCTTCACTTAATTTGTTAACGATGTGGTTGTTTAACAAATGGATTGCAAAATCACAATGCAATGCTTCATCTCTAGATATGAATGCATTACTATCGCATAGACCTGGCATTAAGCCTCTAGATTTAAGGTAAAAGATACTACAGAAAGAACCACTAAAGAATATTCCCTCAACAGCAACAAATGCTACCAATCTTTCAACGAATGATTCTGATTCAATCCATTTTAAAGCCCACTCAGCCTTTTTCTTTACTGGTGGCATATATTCTATCGCATTGAAACATTTCTTGCGTTCTTCGATATCTTTTATGTATGTATCGATTAACAAAGAGTATGTGTGGCTATGAATATTTTCCATCATAACTTGGAACCCATAGAAAAATTTTGCTTCAGTGTATTGTACTTCTTTTAAGAAATTTTCAGCCAAATTCTCATTAACAATACCATCAGATGCAGCAAAAAATGCTAACACATTCTTAATGAAGAATTTTTCATTATCTGTAAGCCTATTTTCCCAATGGTCAATATCTTTAGATAAATCAAGTTCTTTAACTGTCCACATTGCAGCTAACTCTGTTTCGTAATAATCCCATATGTCCTGATGTTCTATTGGGAACAACACAAATCTGTCTGGGTTAGACCTTAAAATTGGTTCTATCATTTTGCTTTTATTATTTGTTATTAATTATTATTATTAGTTGAAACTTGTTCTAATAAATCTTCCGATTCTTTTTTCTTTTTTGCATCACCAAAAACACTTGCAACCCTTAAAGTTTCCATGTTTTCTTTGTCTTTTTTGTGTTCTGATTGTGTCTTACCAAATACTGAATCTTCCATATCAATTTGGATTTTGGAATTATCAAACACAACATCATTAAATACGATACCAGATTTACCAAATCTAGATTTAAGGATAGCCATAGTGGCTGTATTATTTTCTTTTTGTTCTAATGTTTTTGCAACGGAAACAACAAAGTGAGCAATTTGTGCTTTCTTAATTGAACCGCCCATTTGGTCAGCTTCAACTATATCTGCTTTAATTGAACTTCTGTTACCTTGTATCGCTGTCCAACCTGCCATATCATATTCAGATAATAAGGCCTCAAATTGTCGCATTACACTTCCCTCACCAACGTTTACATCATCAAACTTTTTAGATGGTTCAACACAATCAATATAATCCAATAAGATAATATCTGGTTTGAAACCTTGGGCCATTAGTTTTCTGATGTATTGTTTAATGACAGGTATTGTTGTACCATCACTAGAAAACTTTTTAAGTCTTAACTTACCACCACTTTTTTCCATCTCTTTAGTAAGGTCCATGATTTCTTCTTCATGTAGCGCTAAACTATTCAAATCGTATTTGGACCAGCAAGATAAGTGTTTTCTTTGAATTACTTTGATATTATCTTCAAAAAATATTTGTAAGACATTATAACCATCATTCATAGCAGTGTTCGCAATCTTTGTAATCATGGTTGTTTTACCAACCCCAAACGGTGCCAAAATAACTGCTAATTCAGATTTAGCTAAACCACCATCCATACATTCATCCAAACCTCTGATACCAGTCCTTATTGGTTTTCTAAAGTCATCTCTTAAAACATCTTTTAAGTTTTCAAACACATTAATCCCATCATCTTTGTTATCACCATGGTCTAACGCTTTTCTAAGAATATTCTCACATTCTTCATAATCTTCCATATTACCCCTATTAATAATTTTTGTTATTTGGGTAATTGATTTGATAAGTTCTTGATGTTTGCAAAATTTCATCGCAATTTCTTGAACTTTTAAAGAATCGTTTAAATCAGCATTTTTAATTTTTTCTATCTCACTAATAACAAACTTGCGTTCAATCTCATTATCTATCGCCTCTAAAAGTCTAAACTGCAAGCTATTTATGTCTGGTATAACGTCATCAATATCTTTTGCATCTTTTATGCTTGCAACTATTAATTTGTAATGTCCTTGAAAGTAATTTGGGTCTACAATATCTAAAATTGAATTGGCAAATTTTTTATCGGTAAGAAACTGGGCAATAAGCCTTTTTTGGTAGTCAATACCTAAATGATTTAATGTGTTTTTATCTATTTTTGCCATTCTAAATTTATTTTTTGTTAACTAGTTTGTATTATAAATATGCTTAAATTTCTTATATTAAGCAATAACTTGATAATTTTTTCTTGACATGTAGAAACGTATCTGATTCATAATAGGATAGATTACTTCTCTAATGTCAACACTTATTTTTGGATTCAAAGTAAAGAACTCATTTGGGAATTCACTGGCTGCAACAACTTTTTTATTCACCTTAATTTCGAACTTAAAAATATCCCCTTTTTTTGGTGGTGCTTTATAAGTATTCTCGTTATGTTCCATGTATGGGTTGTAGCTATTCCATAAATAATCAACTGATTTAGTTTTCAAATATTTTGGGATAATCCCTAATCTACCAGTTTGTTCATTATCCATCCCAGTTATCTCATCCATAAGTTCTTTCAACTCATAAGATTTTAAAACTTCTTCGTTATAATTTGTTATGTCAAAAAATCGTTGACATATAATATTGTTATTCACATACAAAATAAATTCAAATGGTAATTCTTGATAGTTAATATCGTCACTTTTTTTGCGATATTCTCTTGTTTGTTCTTTTTTCATTTTATAATAATATATTTTCTCTTTGAATTAATTTTTTAAACGGTATTAAGTATTCATCATACCTTGTTTCACCTATTGTTTTATCTAAACCGTCTCTTTTCATGTATTCAAACACTTTCTTTATATCTCTTCCTGATGAGTCTAAAGTGTTTTCAATTAATTCATTTAATTGCCATATACCATCTTCTGTCATCATTGGGTATTTAAGGTTAACCAATTTGTCATTTATCTCATAAATGTCTTTACCTTGAACCCCATCTGTAACCGAATTGATAATATTATCTAAAACGCTTAATGGTTTTTTCTTGTTCTGTAATCTTTCTTCTTGCTGTTTCTTTGCTTCTTCAATAATTTCGTTTAACAATACTTTTCTTTCCTTTAACATCGGGAACAAAGATAATAGCTTTGTAACCCCTAATCCTTTAATACCTTTGATTGAATCACTGGCATCACCAACCATAGTTTTAATTAGCGCAGCGTTCTCATTATGATATTCAAAAACATTTGTAAAATTGTTTACATCAACATAAGTTTTCAACCCTAAAAAATAGATTCTGACATCTTCCCTTATGAGTTGAGCCATGTCTCTATCGTTAGTACAAATAGTGATTTTCTCGTTTGGTTTTTTATTTATGCAATAATACGCTATAAAATCATCACCTTCAATAATTTCATGCATTATTTGTCTAACATAAAGTTCATTTAAATATTCCCATATTAATTTTCTTTGTTGTAACTCAGATTCTTCAATAGGATGCGTCCCATTTATATAATCTTTATTTCTACCGCTTTTATATGGTTCGTATATTTGATATCTTAGCTTTCCGCTAAATTTGCCATCCCAAAAAACAAAAACTCTATGGTATAAGTCTCCAACTAACAACATTCTCATTGTTGTTAAAAACTGATACAATCCACCAACATGTTGGCCATTTGAGTTGTATTCATCTTTTGCACCGAAATACCCCGTTTTAAACAGGGCATTTCCGTCAATCAAAAGTGTGTTATAAACTTTTTGTGTTTTTTCACCGTTTCTTGGTGGTCTTTTATTCACTTAAAACATTCTTAATGGTTAATACTAACTAAGCTGTCATGTCTTCTCGACTCAACCCAATTTCTTCTTTCTCTATGATAAAATCATCATACTCTGTATCCAAATGAGCTTTAAAAAACTCTTTGTATTCTTTCGTATATTCAGTAATTTTATCTGGATTTACATATCCATGTGGTGTGGAACAAATTTTACCTTTCTGAACAACCCCATTTACTTGATTTTTCTCACATCTGATTCTAGTTTCAACACCAAACTCATATTCATTACCACTCAATGTAGCTTTTAATTTTTCAGTGCTGTGTGTTAAGATACCACCATAGTGGAAAATTAATCTAGGCGCATAAAAGAACGCTTCACCACCTTTATGTTTGATAACTTTATTTTCGTTATCTAACCAAATTTGTTGTACAACAGCAAACGTAGCTGAATATGGTGAGTCTTCTCTTCTTGACGCTGGGATTCGGTAATTAATCAATGATTTGAAACATGTTGATAACGCACCAGCTGTCCATTGGTTATTAGTTGTTTTAGATGTAGCACCTTTAAAACAGTTAATAGAACCAACTGAATCCCAGAAAAACGCAACATCTCTAGGTAATTCGCCCTCTTGTTGTTTATCCATGATATAATTCATGTATAATGAAATATCTTCAACAACTGGTTCATATCGTAATGGTTTTGTTGTCATTTTACTGTGTTGGTGGTCATAGTTTTGGTATTTGTCCAATAACTCCTTACCTTGTAAGAAGATAAGGTCACCTTTAACTTTAACTTCACCAGTTTCTTCGTCAACCATTTCTTCAACTTTAACACCAATGTTTTTTGCATGTTCCCAACTCCAGTTACCTTCAGTATCAAATATAACAGGTAAAATACCTAATTTTTGACATCCAGCAATAGCTTCATAAATTGCTGTTGATTTACCAGTGTTAGAATAACCTCTAAAACTAGAAAAGTAACCAATCGGAATACCAGGAACCTTAACAGCATCATGAAATGCGTCTGATAATGGAATCCATGATAATTCTTTGTCTTTTACGATTTTTCCAGCACCTTCATTATCTAAAAATGACTGTAAATCGAATTCTTTTTTTTCAACTACTTTTGCGGGTTTTTTTGCCATATTATAATATTAATTTATTATTATTTAGAATAATAGGTGGCAATTCCTCACCACCCATTATTAGTTAGCAAAATTAAAACGGCAAATCGTCTTCCTCTTCTTCATCCTCAGATGGTTTCTCTACTTTCTTAGCAGCTGGTTTTTCAGCTGTTTTAATGTTAGATTTAACATTTTCGATACCCATTGTCAATTCAGATTCCAATTCGTCAGCTTCTTCTTTTTTATCGTTTTCTTCTAATGAAGCTTTATCGACAAAACATTTTTCTTCTTTATCCCATACTGGAATACCACCTTTAACAATGATTTCTAGATAGTCATAACTTTTTACTGAATAAACATCATCCCATGTTCTGGTATCCGAAAGCCATTCTTCTCGTAATGCTTCATCTTCAGTCAATGGTGTTGAGTCTAATGCAACAACTGCTGAAACAACTGGAACATTATTTTGGTTTCGGTTAATTGTGATAGCTAAATCACGACCACTATCTGGATTTGTGATATCTCTATTTGTTTTAAGCGAACTTAGAACACCATAGATTTTATCATAAATACCTTCTTTACGATAGTCATGGTTAAAACGCCAGAATTTAACCCCTTCTTCTTCACGTTCTCTATCGATTACTTTTACAACGTACATTTTCTTAGCGTTGTATTTTTTAGCCAATTCTTTGTCTGATTCAACACCAGTTGATAACAAAGCTTCTCTGGCTTCACAAAAAGGACAAGCTTCCCCTTTTTCGTGTTTTAAGCATGGGAATGTTTTCCAATCACCATCCACATTTACCTTATGACCATACATTTCAACAAAAGGTGTTGACCCATCGGCAGTAGGTAAAATTCTGACTTCTTTAGTCGCTGATTTAAGACCTTCTTTAATGTAAGTGTTAAAGTAGTTTTTTAAATCATAAACCTTTTCAGATTTTTTCTCATAAGAAGAATTGTTCTTCTCATACTGTGCTAGCATAGCTTCTAGCGCGCTCTTTTCATTACTCATTTTACTTGTATATATTTATGTTATTTGCTTTTTTTTCTTACTTAAAATTATACGTAAATATACTCATTTTCAGCACAAAAGTCAATAGATATATACCTTTTTTTTGCTAATAATTTTATAGTATAAGTACTATTTTTTTAACAAATATACACCACTTTTATTCATGGTGCAATAAAAAATGCCATAAAAATAAAAAAGCCCCTTTTTGGGGCTTTATTTTAATTAGATATCTTCTTCTTCGTAGTCGTCAGGTGTGGCGCTGAATGAATTTTTTATTTCAGATGGACTATAATCTACATCCACATCATCTCGTGTTAATGTATAACCTTGGCTTTCCTCTTCATCTGATTGTGCTTGATAGTTATCTGTTCTTTCACCCCAGAAGTCTGTTAGTTTTTGGTTATATGGAAATGAATCCAATGAACGCATTTCTAATTTTTCTATAGGTGTTGGATTTCTTTTGATGATTTCTTGTTCCAAGTTCTCAATTTTATTCGCTACTGAATCCATTTTACTAATTTTCATTTCTAAATCATCCAATTTTTTCAATAACATTTCAGAATTTCTTGTAGCATTGTCAGCAGCTTCTTTAGCATCATCTGTGTTTTTAACCAATGAAGTAACATCTACTTCTACATCTTCTTCACCACCCATAGGGTTAGGTTCTTCAGCTGGCATTTCTTCATCACCCATGGCATTAGGTTCTTCAGCTGGCATTTCTTCAGCTGGCATTTCTTCACCACCCATAGCATTAGGGTCTTCAGCTGGTGTTTCTTCACCACCAATACCTAACTCGTTAGATAAATCATCAATTGCTTTGTCATTGTTATTATCATCTTCAGCTGGTTGGTCTGCTGGTATTTCATCAGCTTCTTCTAAATCACCTAGAATTAATGGTTTTTTATAATCATTATCAGTTTTTTCTTCATGGTAAAAAGAATATTCAGATAACAATCTAAATTTTTTAATTTCTTCGTTTAATAAATTTGGGTCTAAATTTTTTCTTTTCATGTTTCAATTAAAATAATAATTGTCTACCATCTTCGGTAATTATTTTTTTGTTTATTCTCTCAACAAGGCTTTTATCACCTTTAATGACACAAACGCCAGAACTACAATCCATATCTGGATTTTGGCTATCTAAAAAACTATCCAAAGATTTGTTTAGTTCATTAGCTTCTTCTTGTTTTTTATTATCTTCCATAACTATTTTTTTTGTTGTTATTTATTTTTATATATAAATATCACAAAATAGTTAAAAAACTCTCTCTATATTCAAAATAGATAATTTATCACCATTTAACAATATCATTTTATTTTGATACTCTTCCCAATTTATTTTTATCGATTCTTTTGATATATTCCCGATTGATTCTGGGTTTATTTCTTCAATCATTTTATTCAACGCATTTATGGTATATAAAGCATCGCCCTTTTTATGTATTATGATTGCACTTGGGAATAAATCTTTAAGGTTTAAAGGTCTATCTGAATTGTTTATTAATTTGAATGTTAATATAATTTTTGACTCGTCATCTATGTTTTTGTAACAGAATACGTTATTCTTTTTTATATTAAACTTTGATTCTAAATAGTTTAGAAACCATTCCAATCTTTCAGGAAATATGAATGATGCTATTATTAATGTTTTTTTCTCCATTTCTTATTGAATACAAATACGGTAAAAAGAGAATCTTATTGTTTAAAATCTCAATTATATCTTTATATTCTATAAGTATATCATCAGATAGCAAAAAAACACTGCTTAATGATTTTATTTTATCTATTAGTTTATCAACATTAAAACCTAAATACTTCATTAGTTTTAAATCAACACCAAAAATTATTTTGTCAGATAAGATATAAACCATATCATTGTTTTTTACAGTTATAATATCTTCCGAATCTTTTATCTTTTTTATTATTTTATATAATGATTTTTTGTTTAATAGTATTGGGTCAACGAATAAAT